GGCTTTCTTCAACATAGCCTGCATATCTTTTCTTTCTTTATACCAACGTGCAAGTAGTCCAGGTATTACACCTTCAAACTCGCTTGTAAATATTGTTCCGTTTGCACTTATCATCATTGGATTATTACTTTCGAATATCATTTTGTAAATTTCAGCACCACTCATAACATCTGATTTGCCATCTTCCCAGTCTACATTAATACTGATATCTTTTCTTTTCTCCATTACAGCATCATACTCTAATGATCCAAAATGGTTTTCCCATGCACCAGCAAATGATTTTTTTTGCAATGTCATTTGTTCTTCAATATAGTCATCTGTGTATGTTGGTCTCAGTTGTCCCATTACACATTCAGGAGCCATGTTCAAGGCTCTAATTACAGAAGGATATAGTGAATTAATATCCATTGATCCTATCCAACTATGTAATCCTTTTCTTGGATATGCCACATAAGCACCTGCGGCAGTTGTTGAATTTTCATCTCTCTTTGGTCTGTTGGGTACTTGTACTCCTCGTCTGTGTGCTTCATTTATAATTGCTTGTTCTGTAACTGCAACTGCTCCTAGAGTAGTTTGAAGTAATACTGTATTGGCGTGTGCCAGTTCATTTGATAGTGCTATAAATTTTAACTTTTGATCCAATTTATCCAACAGTGCAACGTCTTGTCTGTTGTATTCTATAAATGTTCTGAAGTCTTGATTGTAAAGTTGATCCAAACTGCCTTCATACACAGTTTTCTTTTCACCTATTTCATGTTCACCAATAGCATCTAGTCTATAAGAATGTCTTTCTTCATATGTGTATTTTCTGTAAAGTTCTAGTGAATCTAAATGCACTCTACCAACCAAGTCATATGTTTCTTGTTCTCTACCATATCTTTCAAAAGTTCTTTTCTTAGGCATTTGTTTCCACAAACACAAACGTCTTGTGTCATCTTTGCTCATTACTTTTTTAATTCTGTTTATGATGTATGGTAAGTCATAACCTTCTGAATTCCATCCTGATATTACATCAGCATCTTCAATGATATCTAAAAATGCTTTGAGCATATCTGCTTCGTCTTTGTAAAGATACACATTGTCTATGCCTTTTGTAAGTTCTTTGGCTTCTGTTATGTCCATTGTTTTAGGTGGTATAGCAAACGTAACCATAGTGCCTAGCCATTGTAATGAAACTGTGATTGCTGTGATTGGCATGAAAGGATCGCTGGGTTGACTAAATCCTTTTTCAGGATCAAAGTCTGCTTCAATATCAAAAAATGCTATATTCAAATCAGGTGCATCTTGATTCAAATAGTTTTCACTTAAACATTGATAGATAGGATTTATATCTGATTCGAATAATGTTTTGTTTCTATTAATTGCAAGTTCTTTATGAAAATCTTTTGTGTTCTTGGAAACAATTCTACTTAAAGGTTTGCCTGTGGTACTTTTAAACTTGCCGCCTGGATCTTCATGATAGAATGTATATTTGATTGGATATTCTTTGAATATTCTTTCTTTGTTTTGTCGTTCAACAACTCTTATGATATCAGAATTTCTGTCAAAGTATCCGTCTATGTAACTCATTTGTTCTCCTTTTTGTCATTTGTGGCTGACAAAATACCAAATAATCACTTGTGGCTGATTGAGCCTAACGCAAATAATATAACAGTATACCACCTAAACCGGTAATTGTCAATACTAAATTTGTTGTTATTAGTGCAGGTTCTTTCCAAATTAATGAAACAATTAACCAAACTACTCCGCCCATTGCTAAAAGTATTGGTCCTATTGGATAAAGTTCTGGAAAACCTGCGTTAACGAACGTTCCTACAATTAAAGTAAATGTAGCAATCCATTTTAAAGTTTGATCAATTTTTTTCATATCTGTCAAATACTCTGTTGATTACATTGTTCACTCTAACAAAGTGTGCCGCTTTTGGCATATCTTTAATTCTTCTTGCTCCAATGTAAGTACAAGTGCTTCTTACTCCACCTAATATTTGTTCAACAGTCTCTCTGACTGGGCCTTTATCTTCTAGTGTTACTGTTTTGCCTTCTACGCCTCTGTATCCGTCTTTTCTTTGTCCGTGTGTGTTTAATGCTGTCTGTGAAGCCATGCCATAAAACACTCTTTTACCATCTTTTAACTCTAATTCTGATTCATCATGTCCTGCTAACATTCCACCTAGCATAACAAAATGTGCACCACCGCTTAATGCTTTTGCAACATCACCTGGTTGTGTGCAACCTCCGTCTGCAATAATATGACCACCAACACCATTTGCGGCATCTGAACATTCCATAATTGCTGAAAACTGTGGAACGCCAACTCCTGTTTGTGTTCTTGTAGTACATACACTGCCTGGACCTATACCAACTTTAACAATGTCAGCACCTTTTATAATTAATTCTTCAGTCATGTTTGGCGTCACAACATTGCCAGCAATGATTATTTTTTCTGGATATTCTTCTCTAATTTTTGTTACAAAGTCTACAAATGATTCATGATAAGCATTCGCAACATCAATTGTTATACAAGGTATATCAGGAAATGATGACATCACTTGTTTTAATGTTTGGTAATCTGTAGCATCTTCGTTGTGTATTGCTCCAGTGCCTACACAGGCAGAAACATATTTAAATTTAAGTCCTGTGCCTGCCGCCTGCTTCCAATCATCTAATGTATAATGCTTTCTAATTACTGTAAGCATTTTATATTCTTGTAGTACTCTTGCCATAGAAAAAGTTCCTACACCATCCATATTGGATGCTACAATAGGAACATATGATAATTCTTTACCACTGTTTCTAAATTTAAATTTTCTTAAAATGTCAACGTCACGTCTTGAATTTAATGTGGATCTTTTAGGTTGTAGCAATACGTCTGAATAATCTAAATGTATGTTATAATCAATTCTCATTAAAAAAGTCCTTTATGTTTACTGCTCTATCATCAACCCAAACATCATATACCGGTTTCTTCATATTGATTGAAGTGTGTTTTACTCCCCAATCGTTAAGTTGCTTGTTGGTAAGTTCTGTCCAGTCTATTCCAGAATTACCACCTCTTGCTGTCCAATAATGGAGTTCATGTCCTTCATCAAACAGTTTGTTCAACTTTGCAATCCGTTCCATATCGGGTTGACTTTGTTCGTAATTGCTATCTTTATTATAGCAAATTGTGTTATCGATGTCAACCATATACTTCATTACCAGTACCTCATTGCTATACCAAACCCAAGAATATTCATGCAAAGGAAATAACTAACCAACATTGTGGGCCAGACTAATTTTCTTCTGTAAAAAGTGAATATGGCTAATGCTGAACCTATTATGAAAAATGGATAGACAATACGCATATCGGGATCTGTGGCATTAAGTGCCAACGTCATACTTGCAACAATGTTTACAACTGTACTGATCATTTCCAACCAGAAGCATAACTTGTCTTGCTTGTATGACTCTTCGAAGTATCTGATTATTTTATTTGTCTTTGCCAACTGCGATAATCAAGTTTTCTAACGAATCAAAGTCGTCTGAATATTTGTGCCATTCACCTTTATGAGCAATCTTAATTGCTTTGTTAATCAGTGATGGTTTAACTTCTAATTCTTCGGCAACCGCTTTCACAGTGTCTTTCAAACCTGAACTTAAATCTTCAACTTCAGAAAGCACATTGGCTCCTTCGTCGATGATCCTTTTCAGTTTTGCTTGTTCTTCTGGACCGTATGTTCTTGCTGACATATTATTCTCCTTTGTATGAGTCTAGTGTTCTTTGAAATTTACCTGCGTGTGACTTCTCTGCTTTTGCTAGTGTTTCAAACCAATCAGCAATTTCTTCAAAGCCTTCGTCTCTAGCAGTTCTTGCCATACCAGGGTACATATCTGTGTACTCATGTGTTTCACCTTTGATTGCAGATTTAAGATTATCTTCTGTTTCACCCATCTTTTCACCTGTTGCTGGATCTCCAACTTCTTCTAGGTATTCTAGATGTCCGTGTGCGTGTCCTGTCTCACCTTCTGCTGTGCTTCTAAATACTGCGGCAACATCTGGTGCTCCTTCGATGTCTGCCTTTTGAGCAAAGTAAAGATATCTTCTGTTTGCTTGGCTTTCACCTGAGAATGCATCTTTTAAGTTTTGTGCTGTTTTACTTTCTTTTAGTTCCATCTTTTTCTCCTTTTATATATTACTATGGACTATGCCTGAGTAATCTCCATAATTTCCTGTTTTAAATTCTTGGTCTAGATACTCAATCATATTATCTGGCGTAGATTCAATGTATGGGTCATCATCTATACCTTCATTGTTTATGCCTGGCTCTTGCCACCATTTTTCTACAACGCCGTCATTTATAACTGCCATGTATCTCCAACTTCTATTTCCGAAGCCTAAATGATTTTTACCAATAAGCATACCCATAAATCTTGTAAAGTTTCCAGATCCATCTGGAATCATTTTTACGTTTTTTATATTCATTCTATCTGCCCATGCATTCATTACAAATGAATCATTCACTGACACACAATATATTTCATTAACACCCATACCTTTAATGTTATTGTATTCTTTTTCGAAACCTGGTAGTTGCTGACTTGAACACGTAGGAGTAAATGCTCCTGGTAAACTAAAAATTACTACTCTTTTATCTTTGAAATATGAATCAGTTGTTGCGTTATGCCATTCTCCACCAATTGCACAACCGTCGTCTGTTTCAACTGCATCGCCTGTTCTCACTCTGAATGTTACTTTTGGGATTTTGAATCCTTCTATCATAAAATACTTTACCTTTTTAAAAATTAATAATACTTATTGTACTTAATTCTTATGATAAAGTCAAGTCTATTTTTTGGCTGGGCTGTCTTTTTCTTCGTAGAAATAATCGTTTGAATCACCAAAAGTTACTGTGCTTTCGTTTTCACAGAAAAACTCTTTGGTACTAACTTGGAAGTCTGGTCTTTTTAGTTCTGATGCAGTCAATGATTGTTCGAACCAAAGCATTCTATTGTTTGGTTGTGCAAAGTATTGACCATTGATAAGTCTACCAAAATTGTGCTGTTTGTGTTCGCTTGGTACTTCTGAAACTCCAGTGTTCACAGAGTTTGCATCACCGTGGCAAGCATCTATTGTGAAAAGGTATTCGCCTTTTATTCTGCCACCACCCTTTAACATAATTTCTACATCACAATTTTTAAGCATGGATTTTGTCCACACTTGGATATTGCTACTGAAACTATCCCAAAGTTCTAATGTGCCAAGTGGTAATTGTTCTTCTTCTTTGATGTCTGTACGCCATACAAATGCGGATAAAGGAAACTTGTCGAAACAAGCACCATATTCTGGAAGGTATGCTTCAAACATTAATGCTCTGCCTTGCACTGATTTGACAGCAATAACTACTGCCTCAACGAATTCGCCATGACCTTTCTCAAGGTCGTGTAAGTATTCTTTACGAACCCAACATTTTGTATATGGAATATTTGCAACAAAATTCAAGACACAGCCCTTTCATGGTTTAAAATAACTGTGTGTATTTATTGGATTTTTATTTTTTCTTGATTGGAACGCAGTTGTCTACTGTTTTGCCACCTTTTTTCTTGGTGCCCATTCTTTTGTAGCCTTTCCAACACACTTTACCGTCAACACCTTTTTGCTTTTCTGCTTCATCCAGTGTTTCCCATGTTGGTTTGTTACAATCTTTACAAGTTTTTGTAGACTCTTTTAATTTATTCTGTAATTTGTTTGCTAATGATTCTTTATAATCAACTGCGTCTTCAACTGGTTCAGTTTTAGGTTCTACTGGTAATTCAACGTTGTTTTGAGGCATCATTTCATATTCCATGTAGTGTTTAACAGAACTCAAATAGTCTGCCGCTTTAGTAATCTTAGCCGCTACCCAACCTTCTAAGCCTTGTTCTTCTGAAACATTTTTTAATATTTCGTGCAGTTTAATTGAATATTTTGCCGCTTTGTATAAATCTGATCTTGCCATTTGCACTTCATGATCCATTTCCGCTTTGTGAGCCATCAGTGCTAGGTCTTCTGTTTGTACGTCTTTTTTAGAATCTTTTTTAGTACTCTTGCCGTTCTTCTTTGCTAATGCGTCAATAGCCGCTTGTGGCATTTTGCCTTCTTTAGCAACGTCTTTTTTTGTTAAATCTGAATGTTTCATAGTAATATTTATCTCTTTATTGGAGCACCAAAAACTGAGGTACCTTTCATGTCCAGAGCATTGTCAGTTGGTTTTTGCATCTTTGCTTTGGGTGGCATTGCCGGAGCACCTTTTTTGCCATAGGCATCACGTGCTTTTTTGTTGCCTATTGCTATGTGTGGATTAGCCACTGTTGCAATACTGCCAGCCGATGTAGCGGTTGCTGTTGCAACTTCTGATATAATGTCTCTGATACGCATAATGTTATTTACCGCCTTTATGTAAATTTTTAACACGTTTAGATGTGGTGTATTTTGCGTGTGGTACTTTGAGGTTCTTTTTACCGTATATGTCGCCCACTTTGTGCGTGTATACCAGCATTTCAGGATCCAATCCATAATGATAGTCCACACGGGCTTCTACCATTTTGAAATCCTTATAACGCATACTACTTGAATTTTTTCTTAATTTTGTCTACAAGTAAACTTACTTTAGAACAAGTGTACCACGTTTTCAACTTCTTTTTTGCTTTCTTCCACATATTACAATAATTTTTTTAGCATTATAATACCGTTGTCTATAATTGCTCTTTCTTCATAACTACCACCAGATCCAACTTCACCGGAGCCCGATGTTAATGCTTCTAAACCTTCTACGTATTTTGATTCTGTGATGTCACCAGATTCAAATCTAGTTTTTAATGATAATAATGATGATGCTGTTTCTTTGACCCAACCTGTTCTTGAATCACGAGCATTTACTAATCTATCTAAAAATTCAGCCATTGTTTATTCCTCTTTGTTATAATGTATTTATTAAGATTTGCTTCTGCCAGACTTCATATTAGCACACCAATGATACATTTTACCCTTTTCTCCACCGTATTTTTTGGCTTTTGTACGCAATGATGATACACTACCATTGCAACTGGCCCTTGCTTTTTTCACTCTACCTGGTCTGCTTTTACCTTTTTTCTTGCCGTCTGCAAAGTTTTCGTTGGCTTTATTATTGCCCACATTTTTGAAACCAAATCTATTATTAGGACCTGTGCCTTTTTTATGTATTAAGCCTTGTGGCTTGATAGTTTGAGGCATGATAATCCAATCAGCAATGACGTCTCTTATTTTCATCTTAGTCTAGGTGGGTTACCTTTTTTGTCTATTTTAAATCCAAACTTTGCCGCTTGACGTTGTGTTTCGCCTGGCTTTACATCTGCGGTTGTATTTTGTTTTGTAATAATTCCAACACCTTCTTGTTTTGATTGATGTTGCTTTGTGTATGTTTCTAATTCTGATTTAATTTTGCTTAATGAATCCCTATTTGCTTGATACAATATTCCAAAGCCACCTGCACTGTTCCATTTTTGTATATTGATTGGTCTATCATCTATTAAAATATTAGGCTGTTTAGTTTGTTTGTTGATAGCATAAGATTCTTTTCTACCAGTGATAATTGTTTCTGCAGGCTGTTCAATGTTTTTGCTGATCCATACTTTTTTCCATTTGGCTGAATTGGCATTGTCGCCTCTTAATGGTGAAGAACAAATACTGAACGTTCCACCTGTAAATTTTTTAACCAAGTCAATTAATTGATCTGCACTTGTAAATTTTGGCAAAGTTTCAAAAAAGTTTGTGCCAGTAATTTTTTCAATTACTTCTGCTTTTAAATCTTTAGTTCTATCTGATGTAAGTTCTTTCCAGTGTTTAACACCATAAAGTTTTTCAATACCACCGAAGAAGTCAGCCATAACTCCGTCC